ACGGAACGAACAGCGAAGGCCGGAAATAGCGTTGTCGTTATACCAACCGTCGCAATAATAGGTACTGGAGCTGCCGGAGGCGACAGTCGGGGCGGAGCATAGGTTCTGCATACTGAGCTCAGTGATATATTTCCAGCCACTGGGATCGTTCTTAGGAACCCTCGCGGCCTTTATCAGACCCTCGATCGAGTTGATGTTGAAAGCCGAGTAAAGGGACGGGGCGACATAATAATCTCCGCTACCGTCGGACAGCTTGTTTATCAAGGAGCCACGCTCGATCAGACCGATATGTCCGTAGAAGTTCTTCAAGCCGAGGAAGCAAGGGACGTGCGCTTGGTGGACGGTACCACCGTCCGAGCCCTTCACGGCGTAGTCGCTCACGCCGACCGAGTCCCCCAACTCGATCCCTACGCTCGTCGGAATAATCGGATAACCACCGTTATGGCTCGACCAAGGATCCCAAGACCATTCCGTAACTCCCTTACCGGTACCGCCCTGATATAGGCCATTGGAGTCCTTTACCGGGTTCAACGCGGACTGGCAATCACGGGTACCCATGATAAGGCGGTAGAGATAACCGACGACGCTGTTCGCGACGAACCAGCCGGATTCCCAGCCCTCACCCTTCTTGCGGGCGGCCGTGCCGAAAGCCGCGGCGTTCATGTTCGTGGCAACCATGCCTAGCTGCGTGTTGTGCTTCCCGTCCCTCGTCGCGTCGTTGTTCCCGCCACGATAACGGGGATCGTCACTGACGACGGAGACCAACGTGCCGCTCGTACGGTCCATGACGCCGGCTCCCAAGGCCGACGTACCCCCGGCCGGGATGTAATAGTTCAAATGACCCTCGATCGGGGTCGGGCTGACAGCCTCGTAATAATAGGTGGAGTCAACCCACCAAGAGTAGTAGTGGGCGTTCCAGCACCACAGGTAATCACCCATCGTGCCGTCCAAGGCAGCGGGACTGCCGTCGGCGAAACGACGGTGGTTCGTCGGGTCAAGCTTACGCCGGCTACGGTCAACGGACACGAGGTAGCAGCCCAGACCGATCACGGAGGGAAGATCCCGCAGGAAATCGATATTACCGTAAGCCTCGCCGACTGGCGTGCCCTGACCACGTTTCCAGCGACGGATAGCGACGTGCTTGTTCACGATCGATACCGCGTCGGCGAAAGGGATCTTAACCGACTCGCCCGTTTCCTTGGACACTCCCTCGATCAAATACTTGGAGGGCTGGCTCGTGTCGGCCAAGGGCAGCTGGTCGATCGTCTTGCCGTTATCGAAGGCCGTGATGATAGCGCGTACCTTCTCCTCCTCTGCTGTTGTTAATGACATGATTCTGTATATTAAAATGTTAGACAATTATACCTTTCGTATCCGGCTACCGGATAAAAATCTCATCACGCTACCGGCCTTACGAATGACCGGGGCAGTAACCTCAATGACTATCGTTTGGGACAACGAGGTGTTATGCGACGGGATAACGTGGATCGTGGCCGTGCCGGTCTTACAGACAGTCAAGTTTCCACGTGGGTCCACGTACAACGCATCACCGGAATAAAACGCCTGTTGAAATATCACATTAGGTAATACATAAGCTGGAAAAAGACTCACGGCTATCTTCTGGGCGACGGCATTCCCTAACGTTATCCTCTTGACATATTTCAGCTCCATACGGGTAGGGGCAAGAAGCGCTTGACTCATCAACGATTGCTCGGCCGCTTTCATGGAAGCGATCTGCGCATTGCCCTCGGAAATCATCGCCTCAGCCTCGACAGCGGCAGCCAAAGCCTCATCAGATGCTCGACCGGCCAAATCAGCCTGTTTCCCAGCCTCCAACGCTTTAGCGTTAGCCAAACCCGCAGCAGAGATAGCGTTCCTCGTGGCCTCGATAGCCTTATTCGCCTCCGCAAGGGCGGTCTTGGCCGCTTCCGTTGCCTGCGTACCACGGGCGATACATTTCCACCAAGCCGTATCGGTCAAGGGGTGGTTCTTGTTTCCGTCCTTGACACAGAGGTAGCAGCTATCATCCGTGACGACGAAATCGAAGGTGTTGTACGTACTCGCCGTGGCATAAACGCCCTTATCGACGAACGCCACCTTCCCCAATACTATCTGACTCATTATAATTCCTCCTTCCTTTTTTTGGTCATACGTTCAAATACAGCTCACCGGTCTCTTGGTTGAGCTTGACAAGGTTTGGTGACACCTCGTCCTCGTAGGACATCACCAGCGTCATGTCGGCGGGGTTGATCGTGAAGGTCGGGTACAAGACGCCTCCCTTAGCGAGGATGCCCGTATCGACATACCTGTCCCCATCCAGATCCCATTTCCACCAGTTGCCGTTATCGCCAACCTTCCACGGGTGGTCGGCCAGCTCTTGCGCGCGGTCACCCTGTGTCTTGGCGAAGTTACCCTGCGTGTTGGCGTAAGAAGCTTTCTCATTCGCCAATTTCGCCGCATCATTTGCGTTTTTAGTTGCGATCTCGGTATCTTCCTTGATCTTCTCTAACCCATCGTGAGCGGCATTAGCGTTAGCCGCAGCTTTATTGGCTAAATCAGCCGCGGTATTAGCCTTACCGGTTGCGGTATTGGCGTTCCCTGTCGCGGTGATGGCGTTCGCCGTGGCCGTATTAGCCTTTGACGTGGCCGCCTCGGCGTTCAGCTTGGCGGTGTTGGCATTGGAGGCCGCCGTATTGGCCGCCTTGGTAGCGGCACGGGCGTTGGAGATCTCCGTAAGCATGTTCTCGTAAGCCGTCTGGATAGTCCCGAGGCTCACCTTCACGCTGGTTTGTATGCCGTCTATGATCTTGCAACCGATCGTGTACAGACCGGTAAGGCTGTCAGCCAGCGTGAGTTCTGATATTTTCTTTTTCTTAATCGGCATATATGTTCAAGTCTATGTAATACTCCCCGTCCTCCGTGACCACCAGTTCCCCGGCCTCGGTAGCCAGCAGGTAATCGATACCATCCATCCGGAACACCGTGAACTCCAGCGTGAGGTTGAATGTCACCACCACACGCCCCCGGAGGCTCTCAAGCTTCCAGCCGGACGTCCTCTTGTAGTAGCAGGGGTATTCCTCCACGTTGTAATCCACGTACAGCGAACGCTCGCCCGGCTGGATCAAGGCATCCAACAGAGCGTCGTAACAACTCCAGAATGTTGTCATTGAGCCGGCGATGAGACAGCATTCAAGAGTGACCTCCTTGCTATTATACACCACCTTGCCGGCATCGTAGATCCTACCATCAACGTCCAGTACCGTACGGGATAGGTTAGTCTTCACGGTCGGGGATCTCATGATCTCGTCCCGGCCCTCCGTCACCATCACGCCGTATCGATCCAAGGGTACGCCGTCAAGCTCGTACTCGGATGGAGGAACATACGCTCTACCCTCCGGGATCGCCACGGACGAGGGTCTTACGGGCCGGTCCTCGGCGAACCGGAGCGTGAAGGCCTCCAACGTGTCCCAATCCTCATACGCCGGGCTCTGGATGAGTCGCAAGCTCCACTCCCTGCCCAGCGAGGGGATACGGAAGAGGTGATACCCGGACTTCGATAGGTGCTCGACGAGAGCGCCGGCGGATCTTCCGTCCACGCTGCGGACGAACGTGATGTTGAGCTCCCGTGGTTTCAAGGTGGGCTTTTCCAAGTCCGGCTCTATGCCGTCCTCGTCCGGCCAGTCGTTCCTATCCGGTTCCACCAGCTCGGGGAACGGGAGAAGGCCGTCGTAACCTCCCTCCGTGATCCATACGCCGAAATCGGTGTAGGCGTCCTTGCCGTCTATGTATAACTCACCCCTCATAAGATCACCACGGTATTATCCTTGTTTATCTCAACCTCTCCCCCGATATTCACCAGCAGGATCACGGCGTAGTCGCTCGCCACGACCCTAGCCTTGCCGCCGTGCATGAGGATCACCTTGTGAACACGCTCGTTATCGTCTATCGTTATCACCGCATCCGTATCACCTATCACGGCGATATTGCCGGGATTGGTTACGTACACGTGGCCGGAGTCAACGTACACCCCGTAGGGCATCACGTGACCGGCCATGCCACGGAACATGTCTAGCGACGGGAAATCATTCTCCGCGCAAAACTCACGCCCCTGCGGGCTGAAGAACAGCCACACGAGGCTTCTCCAGTCCGTCACCCCGTTAGAACCACTGCACGCCCCGAGCGAGAGGGCCGATTTGATTATGTCGTTAACCGTCTCCATCATTATCTTGATCTCATTAATATCCCCTTGTCGTTAATAGTCTTTATACCGGAGGCCGCCGACTTGGTATTCGCCTCTATCTTCTCGGATAGGGCCTCTATACGTCCGGAGATCTCCGCTACCTTGGCCGTGTTCTCCGACACCTTCCCGGACAGGTCCTTGATCGCCTCCACGTTCTTCCAGCCCCTTGTCTGGAGGTCGTAGATGAAGCGCATCTGGTCGGCTATACCCGTCACTTGCACCAACGTCCTATCTAAAAATATAAGTTGGGTCGACATCTTACCGTCTATGATGTCCGCGGAGTCCTGGGAGATGGAGCCAACGCCCTTGGACGAGGCCGTACGCCCGTCGTCCTCCTCTACCGCATTACCGGTATTGAAATATTTGTCGGCCCAACCAAACTTACGGTCGAGGTCGTCGGCCAGCTCCTGCGCCTTCCGATCCAGATAATCCTGTTCCCAGTCGCTGATATAATCGTCGGACCAGAACTCGAGCAGCTTCTCCCGGATCTCTTTCATGGGATCGGATGCGGCGGCCTTGATCGACTCCGTGACCATGTTCCTTATCATCTTCCTCACGAGATCCTTGGCCGATCGCGCCTTGTCCTCCCCGGCGGCCCACGCGTCGGCGTAAGCGTTGGCGAAATCGTCGATCGCCGATTTTATGTCACTACCGAAAATGGCGTCCTTGCCGGCCTCCTTATTATCCGCTATGGTGTTATTGATCTCGTCTATCTGGTCCCGCCACTCCTTGATGCGGTCATTGTCGGTTTTCTTCTTGTCCTCCTCCTCCTTGATCTGGTTTTGGATAAGCACTTTTTGCTGTTCCAATAGCTTATTCTGCTGGTCGATAAGCTTGGAGGCATCCTTGGAATAGGCTTTCTCGATGGACCTGCCCAGCTTATCGTACGACTTGTCCAACGTGTCGATCTGATCCTGCAAACGCTGGATACGACTCTCGTTCTTCTTGTCATGGATCTTGGCGATAGAGGAGGCAAGGGATGTGACCACCCCGATAGCAGCACCGGCAGACGCACCGATCGGCCCGAACATCGCACCGGCTTTCGCCCCGTCCATGGCGGAATTGACCGCGTCCATGGCCACATTCAAGCCTTCGGCTATCTCACCGAACGCACCACCGAACGAATCCCCGAGTTTCGAGAAAGTATCAGAGAGGAATTGCCCGGACCGCATGATTTCGCCAAGCCCTTCCTCTATATCGTCAATTGCCTGTCGCAGCTTTTTCGTATCGTTACCAGCCTCAAATACGCCTTTCAGACCTTTGGCGACCTTCTCGTATGCCGGGCGCAACTTGTCCGCGGCTTCCTTGTTCTCCTTGAGCGCGTCCGAGATATCTTTTAGTTTATCGGGTGATTTACTCCACAGTTCAAACGTCTCTTTCGTGATACCGAAATCCTTGCCCTTGCTCTCATCCCAGACACCGCTTTTCAAGAACTCCAAGGCTTCACGCCCCTTCCGGTTGATGGCCTCCAACTCGGAGAGGGTCTTGTCTTTCATGTCACCGAACAACCGACTGATAGCGGAAGTCGTCTTGCTCGCCTCTATGTCGAGATCAGACAGTTCCCTTTTCATGGCCTCGGAAAGGGACTTACGCTCGCCTTCCGTCGTAGCCTTGGCTATCTTCTCGTTATAAAGAGCCGTGATAGCATCTCTCTTATCAAGATAAGAACCGTATTCTTTCAGATACTCGTTCATGGCACGTTTCTCTTCCTCCAGTTGTTCCTTATTCACATTAGAGGTCGATCGCTCCCGTTTGACGTATGAGTTCACCAAGGCTGTACGAATCTCCACGGTCTGTTCCTTAGTCAGTTTGCCGCCTTGAGCGTCTTTCCACTCTTTTTCCTTGGTAAGTATGGCGGCGATCTCATTGTCATAGTCTAGGTTTATCTGGGCGATCTTCTTTGCGGAGCCTTCTTTCATCAGATCGATCTCGGATTGCTGGTTCTGCCGGCGGAGGGATAGGAGTTCGTCTTGAAGCTTTTTTCGCTTTTCTAGTTCCTTTTTATCAATAGGTGTAGCTATTTTCGCCTTTTCCTCCTCTTGTTGGCTACTAGCTAACGCCTCCGCCTTCGTACGAGCCTTCAATCCTTGTACGACTATCTCAACCGCTTTATCATGCTCAATCTTCAACTGCTCGTTCCGTTTTCGTAAACGACGTAACTCAAATGCCTCCGAAAAGCTGGTATCAATCCAACTTTTCTTGTCTAGCTGGGAGATTCGATGGTTATTTTTTGCAATTTCATCCTCTATGGAGTTTACGGTAGCGCGCTGTTGGGCCATGGTTCGCTCATCTATCGATTTAGAAAGCATCTTATTAGCCTCCGTCATATCCATCAACATGAACTTTTGCAAGGATAGATTTTTCAGTTCATCCGGATAGAGGGCTTGTAATTTCTCGTATGCCTCCACTTTCTGTAACATGGACTTGTTATCGTCGCGCAAAGCATTCAATAGTTCATCCGTTTGAGATCTCATGCCTTCTATCCAGTCCTTCATCTCTGCGACCCTCTTGTTATGGGAATCCAACGCCTTCTCTGATGCCGTCGCCTGTGTCGCGAGCTTGAAGATCGCATACCCAAGGGCCGTAACACCCGCCACGGCCAAGACATACGGATTCGCAAGGGCAGCTTTTCCGGCGGCCAACATTGCGACAGCCTGTTTTTTCAAAGCACCTGTAAGCAGCGCGGTTGCGGTCGTATGCTGAATCGTCGCCAGTCTGCTCAAAGCTGATGTCTTGATATAAGATCGTTGCGCCACTTGAACCAACAAAATAGCTGTTTTATAAGAAAGAAACGCTCCCGCCGCATTTTTCACCAATGCCTCAACCCTCGATATCGTCCCCTCGATATCATTGTTCTCAAAAGCCTCATTAAACGCCTTGGCGATATCTGACACCTCTTTCAATATCCTCTCTCCCATTGGGCGCAAATAAGCCTGTACATTATTCGCCAACAACGTGAGCTGATTATCGGCGGCGTCAGCCATCTTCTCAAACGCAGCCTCTGTCGCACCCAAGGAGCCCTGCAACTCTCCCAAATCATTTGCTGCCGCCTTTGCATTCTTTCCAGTCAAAGCCAGTGTAGCGGCCAGGCCTTCATCCGTGCCAAGCATTTCCTTCATCTTGGAAGCGGAACCACCAGCCTTCTCATAAATCAATTGTAATGCCTCTTGGAAAGTACGACCTTGGAAAGCGGCGTCTCCAAGTTCTCCGGCGGTTCCTTGGATAGCGGCACGGATCTGTGTCATAGCCTGCGCCGTCGGCGTTCCTTGCTTGGTCAATGAAGCGACAGCACCCAACACTTGGTCGATACTAATCCCATACGCAGCCGCAATAGGAGCAACTTGTGCTATGGAGGCTCCCAATTCGCCAAATGTAGTCTTACCCAACCGGACGGTTGTAAAAAGCTGGTCCGAGACCGTACCGGCTTCCTCCGCAGACATCTTATAAGCATTCAGGATCGTTGTAATAGCATCAGCTGCCGTCTCGGTTTCCGTAAGCCCTCCCACGGCAGCTTTAGCCGAAACTTCTAGGATCTTCATGCCATCCGCCCCGTCATGTCCGGCGGAAACAATGCTATATAACGCCTTGGCGGCCTCCGGAGCCTTGATCGGTATCTCTTGGGTTATGGACATGACCTGATTCATGAAACCGGTCATATCATCCGTTACTTGAGTGGAAATGGTCGCCACTTCCAGCATGTTCTTGCGAAATTCCTTCTCAAACTCATACGAGCTCTTGGCCGCTTGCGCAAACGCCGTCGCCGCACTGATACCGATACCGCCAAATATATCAAAAGAGGTGATATCGCTTGCCAGAGTCTTGATAATTCCCATAGCCTCGCGTTTTCCTTCGTACAAGCCGGAGTTGTCGATCCCGGTAGCCATGTACAGACTGCCCTCTCTATTTCTGATTCCCATAATGCGTTTATGGTAAAATATAGGATAGCCTTTCATGTGAGACTGTCAACCGTTAAAAATTCACTTATAAGTTATCTTTTTCGACATTTTCTTTTGCCTTGTCGCTTTTTCTTCGTTCTTTTGTAAAAAGAAAAAAATTCATCGTGGAACTTGAGATTGTCAAAATAAAGCAACTGTCAGGAAAGAAGACTCAAATATATTCTGTCATTCTCAATCAAGAGGATCAGAGCGTTTTTGAACAATTTCTTCAGAACAACTATTCTGAATACCCAACCGAAATAGAAGATATCGTATCTAAATTGAAAATTATGGCTACAAAAACTGGGGCAGCCGAACATTTTTTCAAGCTAAACGAAGGGAAACCCGGTGATGGTGTCTGCGCCCTATTTGATAGTCCTGATAAAAAATTAAGAATCTATTGTATTCGATTTGCTAACGTTGCTATCGTTGTTGGAGGTGGAGGATACAAACCCAAAAACATTAGAGCTTATCAAGAAAGTTCTTCCTTAAAAAAAGAAGCTGAAACAGTGGTTCGAATATCCAGAATCCTATCAGAAGCCATCAAAAACAAGGATATACATCTCGATGATAACGGTTTTTTCTTAGGTAATTTAAAATTGAAGGAGGAATAAATATGAACAATACATCTATTTTGGATACAGTACTTGGCAATATAGACACGAAAAGAGCCAAGAACATGGAAAGACGTATGATGCTTGCCGTAAAAATAGCAGAAGGTATCAAAAGGAAAGGTCTATCCCAAAAGGAATTTGCCGAAAAAATGAGTAAACGTCCCTCTGAGATATCCAAATGGTTAAGAGGTGACCACAACTTTACAACCAGCACTCTTTTTGATATTGAAGATGTTTTGAATATCCATCTTATAGATATCAACGAATATTCTCATGCAGCTTGTCCGGCCTCGATATAATAAAAAAATGAATGGAACAACCACCGCGGAAGTAACAATGATTAATGCACGCGGTATCCTCCTTTTCGTAGGAGGGAAGGAATATTATCTATCGTATGACAGATACCCTTGGTTCAGAAATGCAAAAGTATCGGATGTATTGGACGTGACCATGCCGGACGAGGATTCGTTGCGTTGGGACGCAATTGATGTGGATCTTGAGATTGACAGCATAATCCATCCGGAGCGTTACCCAATTACTTTTCGCTAGAAGACACCGCTCTGGTTATCGAGCAGACACTCTGAAGATCTTGACACATTTACAGAGAACAAAAACCGACCAGCCTCACGGTTCGTCGGTTTTTTTACAACCAAAATCACTATGACAAACGTTCTCTACGCAAAGTAATATATATCATACCGGGCTCATTCTTCGAACCCTTTTCTTTTTTCCCGTATCGAAATCGATTACCTCGACCCACTCGCCATGATTATCCCCGGATTCATCATCGTCCACGAGCAGTGATTTGTTCCGGTCGTTCACCAAGTAACCATGTTCCCGTAGCATGGACATGACAAGCGCCAGATCGCTGTCCAATGTCCGCTCATGCGTATACCCGAACGCCTCGTTACATAGTACAAGGAACATGAAGCTACTTTGCGTCACCGGCTCCGACCTACCCAAGTCTCGTTGTTTTCTTGAAGGGCTATTATCTCCTCTTCGCTTAACGGGCTCACAGCTTCCAATGCTATGATAGTACGAGAAAAAGGGTTACAACCCAGACGAAAGAGAATAGCGTTCAAAAGGATATACAGGTCTTCCCATGTACAATTATCCTTCAATACCTCCCGGAACCAAGCGGGCATGTCCCCTTTCTTGTTATGGATACCCAAACATACGATCTCAAAGATCAACTCGTCATATTTCGCCATCAACTCCGACAGTACACTATCAAACGTAACATCCTTATGAGCCACGATAGCATCCTTGTCCGCCTTGTCAATCCGCAAGAGTAACGGCCGTATCCTAAACCCGGTCCTTACCGTGATCGGGGTGATAACGATACTATCACCAACGTTCTTACCCGCCGGGATCGTCTCCGGCTTGAACTCGAAAGGAATCACGACTGACCGACTTGTCACCACGTCGCTCTCAATCTGTAGTGCTCGCTTTACGCTCATAGTCTTTTAATCGATTTTGTAATTTCTCAACCTCCTGCCAAATAGCGTCACGAATATCATCACCAGAAGAAACACAATCTATTTCCTTATTAGGATTAATCAATTTTAGATATAAGTTTTTAAGAAAATATGAATAACCATCAATCGAACATTGCATTTTAGCAATCTCTCTAATTCCTTCCGCATTCATAGTCATTTTCCCTTAAAATATAAGAGCCCCGGCAAAAACCGAGGCTCTAGACAACCTAAACAAAAAACATCATTCCGTGTCTTCCGACACGGCCTTCACCGCCCTGCTATACGGGGACGCTTGTTTGCCAGCCGCCGATACCGGTGTCATGATCGTGGCCTTTACCAATAAGAGATCGCAATTCTCCTTATCCGGGGCTTGGCTGATCTTCCCGAACACAGAGCACTTGACAAAGACATATTCCGTGAACTTACCTTGGTACGGTAGGCTCTGTAGCCTGATCGTCTTCAATATCGAGGGCGTAGACAAGGGAGCCTCCCATTTATCACCGGAAACGGTTCCCCCGCAAAACATTTTCATCTCGTCGCTCGTGGGAGAAGGGATAGTGAACTCTATACTGGAAGGATCTCCTTTCCGACTCACCACCGCCCAAGGATCCTCATGTCCCATGGACGTAAAACTAAGCTCCTTGGCGTCCGAGAAATTGAACGTCACCGTATCCACGTCAACGCATTGGGTGAACTCGGTACCGGCCACGCCATCCCCGGGTTCCGCAACTCCTAAATACGCCACATCCAGCGCTAAACTTCTTTCCATATCACTAATCTAATTCTGTTATAACCTCTAATCTAATATTCGTACAATCGAAGCCATCCTTGGCCTCGCCCATAGGCTCAGACCAGACGATCCGAGATTTCCAATACATCCCCAACGGCGGCTTGATATCCCGCAACACGAACCTCACGCCTCGTACGGTCTCTATCATCAACTGTCGATCCGATACGCCTTTCGAGGGTCTCTTGACGAAGATATTGATATTTATCGATCCCTTGTTGACATAATCTTTCCCATTCAAGGCCAGAGAGCGGATCGTGATATGATTTCTTTTCTCGCCATCGCCGGATTGATCCTTATACAGGATAAAGCCCGTACTCGCCGGCTCAACCGCATTATATACGATATCCACTATATCAAACTGATCTGCCATGTTCAATATCCTTTCTCAGCGAGTTTATCAAATAACGTTCGACTCTGTTTCTTGATCCAATCCTCGGCATGTTCCGTGGCAACGGAGATAACATCCAGATTTTCGATTGCTTCCACATACTTGGCATAAGGCATAGCGGCTACACCAATCAATACCCAGCCATTCTTATAAAGGGGTAATAATTCTGATACGAGCCTTTTAGCCTCTCTCAATCCCGTATGTTTATCGGTACCTTTCTCATCTGACAACTCGTAGTTCTCGGTCAATATATCGCCATCCTTAACGATCACATAGCCGATTGAACTACGAAGATTGCCGGTATGATTCTGATAGTTCCCTTTTTTTCGAGCGATCTTCACGAACTCTTCCCCGGCACGTTGCAATAACTTGTATATCCGCTCTTCCGCCCGATCCACATAGTAATCGAACCAACGCCCTACTTCCCTATCACTCCACATTGGAGTCAAACCACCTTTCCTTGCCATAAGCTACACATAGATTACAGAGTGAGTCTGAAACGGTTCCCAGCTAATGATATCCACATCGAGAGCGATACTATCAATCCGGATATGCTTCGCGTTTTCCACAGGACGGGCTTTGGTCGAAAACTCACCATGCACGATGAACTCTCTTCCATCGACGTTCCGCTTCAACTGCTGTCCACTATTGGACGGGTAGTATTGCCCAGTGACCTCTATTTCCGTCGGTTTACCGGTAACCAATTCCCCTTTGACCAATTGACAGGATTGAATCGTCACTATCGCAGTATGTGAATATCGCTTTACCATCTGTTTCTCGCCCTTCCTTTGGGTACCTCGATCTTATTGCCTATCAATTCCGCTTTCTCCGGTTCTCCTCCCTCCCGGTATAGTCGTTTCGCCGTAGCGTCATACCATGCACGGGGATACGTGATGGAGAGCTTGTTTTCCGTGAAATCCGGCAGACCGCCGACCATGGAAT